TGTTGAATACACCTAATGTCGTAATTGAATCTGATGGTTCAACAATCAATATTGTTTCGAGTGATTTGAAAAACAATTCTTCACATACTGATGCGTTAGAAGTTGGTAAAGGTAATGGTGATAAGTTTAAAATGGTTTTCTTAACTGAACACCTTAGTAAAGTTTTAACTGGTTCTTATACAGTACAAATCTCATCTAAAGGATTGGCACAGTTTCAAAACAAAAATGTTCCACTCAAGTATTGGATAGCAACAGAAACAGGAAGTACTTTTACAAAAGGTTGATAAGTTGTAAATTTGATTTTTTTATATTATATTATGAGGTATTTTGATGGAACATTTATTGTGGACAGAGAAGTACAGGCCGCAAACAGTAGAAGAATGTATTTTACCAGAACGGATGAAAAAGCCGTTTCAGGAGTATGTTAATCAAAAAAACATTCCAAATCTTCTTCTTGCTGGTGGACCTGGAGTAGGTAAAACAACAATAGCAAAAGCCATGTGCAACGAAATTGGTTGCGACTACATGGTTATCAACGGGTCTGATGAATCAGGTATTGATACATTTCGGACTAAAATTAAACATTATGCATCATCAATGAGTTTGGCTGGCGGTAGAAAAGTCATTATCATTGATGAAGCAGACTATTTAAATCCCAATTCAACACAACCTGCTTTGCGTAATGCGATTGAAGAATACGCAAGTAATTGTTCTTTTATTTTTACTTGTAATTTTAAAAATCGTATCATTGATCCACTCCATAGTCGGTGTGCAGTTATCGAGTTCAACTTAAAAAATGGTGAGAAGGACAAGATGGCCACTCAGTTCTTTAAACGAATTCAGTCTGTTTTGCAAAGTGAAAAAGTAGAGTTCGATAAGGCGGTTATTGCTGAATTAATCAAAAAACATTTTCCTGATTTCCGCCGTGTTTTAAATGAATTGCAAAGGTATTCTCAGTTCGGTGCAATTGATACAGGTATTCTTGCTCAGATTGGTGATGTACCACTTAAAGAGATTGTAAAATTCATTTCTGAAAAAGATTTTGGTGCAATTCGTAAATGGGTTGCTTCTAATGACATGGATTCTACAACATTGTTCCGTAAACTTTATGATATGATGTATGATGTATTAAAACCACAATCTATTCCTCAAGCAGTTATTATTCTTGCTGACTACCAATATAAGTCCGCTTTTGTTGCAGATCAAGAAATTAATACTGTTGCGTGTTTAACCGAACTAATGGTAAATTGCGAGTTTGTATGATAGATATATTTTTAAATACTTTTAATTGGATTAAAGATGACTGGTATTCAAATAAGTTTCGTTTTGCTGTTGAGCTTATTGCTTGGGCTATTAGTATTGGTTGTGCGATTACCATGGCTTTTACTGTTCCCACTCCTCCGTTACTCATTTTATATCCTATCTGGATCACTGGTTGTGCTATGTATGCTTGGGCTAGTTATACTAGGAAATCATTTGGTATGTTGGCTAACTACTTGTTATTGGTAACGATTGATGTTATTGGTTTAGTTAGAATGTTATAAAATGATGACAAGAAAAGTTTCTAAGAAACTGATCAATCTCATCAAAATGAACGCATTAAGTCGAGATGCTAATGGTGAATTTACTATAATCAAATCGTCAACCAATAAAAAAAGAATGATGCATGATTCTTCTGGTATTAGAGCAGGATCTTTACCTAATAGTAAAGTTTGGATTCCAAGCAAACTATATTTGGATGAAAATGATTTAGAACAAATTTGGCAAGAGCAAAATGAATTGTGTTATTGGTTTAAAATACCACTAGATTTAGAATTAATCTTCAACAATCATCCAGAGTATTTTCCAAAACATCCTTTAGCTCCATCTGTGGATAGAAAAGATGATAAGTTAGACTACACTAGAGATAATGTGGTGATATGTTGTAGATTGGCCAACTTTGGCAGAAATATATACCCTTTTGATAAATTCCACGATGTTATTGGAAAAGTAACATCTAAAAATATACATACTAATTATGAACCCATTTGACTATGTTAACGAAATACTGCAAGGTAAAAAACAGTTAATTATTGATGATGCATCCGAAAAAGCATATGTACCATTTTTAACAAACAGGTCGTTATCGTATCATTTAGATTGCATTATGTACGCAAATGAGATGAATAGACGGCATATTATTGATTCCAAACTGCAAAATGACTTTTTACTAAATACCGTTAGGTCTAAGAAAAGACCATTTGCTAAGTGGGCTAAAACAGTACAGAATGATGATTTAGAATGTATTCAAAAGTTGTATGGCCTATCAAAAATTAAAGCTCGTGATGCAATACGCCTACTTAGTGATGAACAAATCCAAAAACTAAAAGAACAAACCGATACCGGTGGATTAAGGAAGTGATATGGTTGACCTTGCACAATTCGTTGAGGTAAAACTCAACGATCAGGACGATTTTTTAAAGGTAAGAGAAACACTTACTCGTATTGGAGTTTCATCACGCAAAGAAAGAATTTTATATCAGTCTTGCCACATTTTACACAAACAAGGCAGATATTATATTGTACACTTTAAAGAACTTTTTGCACTTGATGGAAAGCCATCTAACATTTCGGAGAATGATATACAAAGGCGTAATGCAATTGCCAATTTATTATCTGAATGGGGTTTAGTAACAATTTTAAATCCTAAGATTATGGAAAATAATATTGCACCATTACATCAAATAAAAATTATATCATTCAAAGAAAAAGATGAATGGGAATTAATACCAAAATACAATATTGGTAAAAAAACTCAAGACTATTAATTATTAACTAAGTGAAAATATATTATGATGAAACCCAATAAAACTTTTAAGATGGATAAAGAAACAAAAAGAATTTTATCCACTTTAAGTGGTCAACAAAAAAGTGACTACAAGAAAATGATGATTGAGGCACAGTTATGTTCTGCTGTGGTTGTTCGTGAAAAGAAAAAAGGTAAAGATAAGGATGAAGCCTAAATTTATCGAAGCCCACATGAAGGCAGCTGAGAATTATTCAAAGTTATCATCAGCAAAACGCCTTCAAGTTGGTTGTGTTATAGTCAAAGATGATACCATTATAGGAATTGGTTACAATGGTATGCCATCAGGTTGGGACAATAATTGTGAAGATACTATACAGCATAGTGACGATACTACAACAACAAAAACCAAACCAGAAGTACTTCACGCAGAAACCAATGCAGTAGCAAAGGTTGCTAGATCAACAAATTCAACAGATGGTGCCGATATTTTTATCACTCATGCGCCATGCATAGAGTGTGCCAAATTAATTCATCAATCAGGAATTAAAAGACTTTTTTACAGAGATACATATAAAAATGATGATGGGTTAAACTTTCTCAATCAATGTAATGTCGAGGTGAACCGTGTTAAAGAGTTACACAACTAGAGTTATAGCAGTAGATTGTTTTGGTGATGCAATTATTCATCTACCTGACGAAATGGTAAAAGAATTAGGTTGGACAGTAGGTGATAAATTGGATTTTGATATAGTAGATGAATCCATCATAATAAAAAATTTGACAAAAAATAAAATGGAGTGATTATGTTAGTTTTGCCTGATGAAATGGTTGGTCGACCTGTAGCGTTTACTTGTTCGACTTTTGATTTACTACATGCTGGTCATATCCTAATGTTGGCCGAGTGTAAACAAATTTGTGATTATTTAATTGTCGGTTTACAAACCGATCCAACAATTGATAGGCCTGATACAAAAAATAAACCAGTTCAATCTATCGTAGAAAGATATGTACAACTTTCTGCGGTAAAATTTGTAGATGAGATCATTGTATATGATACTGAAAAAGACCTAGAAGATTTGTTAGCGTTTTTACCTATTACCATAAGAATTTGTGGTGAAGAATATAAAGACAAACACTTAACAGGTAAAGATATTTGTGATAATCGAGGTATTCGTACACACTACAATTCTCGCACACATCGATTCAGTTCTTCTGAATTACGGCAAAGAACTTATCAATCAGAATTAGTTAAAATTGCCGCAAAATAATTGAAGTTATGTTATAATGTATTTTTATGTTAAGGAAAAGTATGAATATTCGTGAATTGGCCAAAAGACTTGCTATCGAAAACAAAACCATTCAAGCAGATCGGTATGATTTATATCTGCGTGAGTTTGATAACAAGGTTGAGTTGTTGGGATTTGTGCAAGACCCCAATTATAACATGAACGAGTTTCGTGGTCGTGAAATGTTATTCCCGAAACGATGGGTTACTCTTGCTGTTCTTGACGCTGACACACAGGTGAAAGTATGATAATCAAATTAATTACACTCAAAACAAACCACACACTAATGGGTAAGGTAGAAGATGATGCGTTACTTTCACATGTAACTATTAAATATCCTGTTCAAGTTGTGTCTGTACCGCCTAGAGCTGCAAGTGAAGCTTCAAGTATTGCTTTTGTTCCTTTTCTAGAGTTTAGTCAGGAATTTAAAGATGGTATTGTAATTAAAAATGAGGACATTCTCTGCACCACTAAACCCGTTGTTGAATTAGAAAATCAATATAATTCAATTTTTGGATCTGGAATACAAATTGCTAAATCTCTGTGAGTAAGTATTATACAAACGTTGTCGTACAAGGCAACAACATTCTCTATCGAGGAGTACAAAATGGTAGGCGAGTAAGGATGAAAATCCAATATTCGCCTACTTTGTTTTTACCTTCTAAGAAACCTACCGAATTTAAAACCTTGTTTGGTGAAAATTTGGAGGCGATGCGTTTTAACTCAATTCGTGAATCCCGTGATTTTGTCAAACGATATGAAGGCGTTGACAATTTCAAAATTTATGGTAATGATCGATACGAATATGCTTTTATTGCTGATGAATTTAAAGGTCAAATTGATTCTGATATTAACGATTTAAATATTGCAATTGTCGATATTGAGGTTGGATCAGAGAATGGTTTTCCTGATCCTTATAAAGTGACCGAACCAATTACTGCTATCGCTGTTTATCAATTGAATGGTGATATTAATGTTTATGGTTGTGGTGACTATGAAGTAAAAGGTAAAGAAGTATACCACAAATGTAATGATGAAATTGATCTTGCAAAGAAATTTCTACAAGATTGGCAAGAAAATTATCCTGACATTTTAACAGGCTGGAATACTGAATTCTTTGATATACCATATCTTGTGAATCGTATTCGTGTTTTGCTTGGTGAAGATGAAATGAAAAAACTTTCACCATGGAATAATGTGTGGGAAAGAAAATCAGTATACAATGGCCGTGAAATGATTTCGTATCAAATTTCAGGCATAGCGGCACTTGATTATATTGAACTATATAAATGGTATGCACCAGGTGGTAAATCACAAGAGTCTTACAAATTGGATTCTATTGCTAATGTTGAACTTGGTGAATCAAAACTTTCTTTTGATGAGTATGATAATCTACATCAACTGTATCGTTTGAACTATCAAAAATTTATTGAGTATAATATTAAAGACGTTGAGTTGATTGTTAAACTTGAAGATAAATTAAAATTACTTCAATTGGCAATTACTCTTGCCTATGATACCAAAACAAATTACGAAGATGTGTTTGCACAAACTCGTATGTGGGATTCAATAATTTATTCCAACTTATTGGCGAAAAGAATTATTGTACCACCAAAAGTTGTAAAGAGAAAAGAATCGGCCTTTGAGGGTGCATATGTAAAAGATCCTCAAGTGGGTATGCACAAATGGGTTGCATCATTTGACCTTGATAGTCTATATCCTCATTTGATGATGCAATATAACATCTCACCTGAAACTTTAGTTCAACCAGAAAATTACACCGATGTAATGCGTAAGATTATTATGGATGGTGTTTCAGTTGAAAAGATGTTGGAAAAGAAAGTTGATACATCGTCTTTAAAAGATGTAACAGTTACTCCAAATGGTCAATTCTTCAGAACCGATGTTCAAGGTTTCTTACCGAAAATGATGGAAGAAATGTATGAAGATCGTAAGAAGTTTAAGAAGATGATGTTGAAGGCGAAACAGGATTATGAGGACGAATCTGATCCTCAAAAGAAAGAGGAGATTGCCAAGTTAGTTTCAAGGTATAATAATCTACAACTTGCTAAAAAGGTTTCATTAAACTCCGCTTATGGTGCTCTTGGTTCGCAATATTTTCGATTCTATGATTTAAGACAGGCTCTTGCCGTTACATTGGCAGGCCAACTTTCTATTCGATGGATTGAAAATAAATTGAATTTATTCATGAACAAATTACTAAAAACGGAAAAAGATTATGTTATCGCCTCGGATACAGATTCGATATATTTACGTCTTGGTGAACTTGTTGATAAGGCATATTCGCAGGACAAAACGCCTGCAGGAGTTATCTCCTTCATGGACAAGGTCTGTGAAGATAAGATACAGCCGTATATCAACGAGAGTTATCAGGAACTTGCTACATATGTTCATGCATACTCGCAAAAAATGAGAATGAAGCGTGAAGCCTTGGCTGACAAAGGAATATGGACTGCCAAGAAACGCTATATTATGCATGTATATAATAATGAGGGTGTTGCCTACAATGAACCTGACATGAAAGTTATGGGTCTTGAGATGGTAAAATCTTCCACACCATCTGCCATTAGAGCTAAAATGTCTTTGGTGATTAAGATGATGATCACACAAAACGAACAAGATGTGCAAAAATTTATTGCAGATTTTCGTGAAGAATTTAAGTCATTACCACCAGAAGAAATATCTTTTCCGAGAGGTGTCAATGGTATTAAAGAATATCAGGATTCGGTTACACTATATAAAAAAGGTACACCAATACATGTCAAAGGTGCAATCATCTACAATCACCTGTTAAAAGAAAAAGGTTTAACTAAAAAGTATCCTTTAATACAAGATGGTGAGAAACTAAAGTTTGCATATTTAAAATCACCTAATACTGTAAGAGATACTGTTATTTCTTATCCAGTTAGGTTACCAAAAGAATTCGACATACATCAATATATCGACTATGATTTGCAATTTGAAAAATCATTTATTGATCCAATTAAAGTGATTCTTGATTGTATTGGATGGAAAGTAGAAAAACAAAGTAGTCTGGAGGACTTCTTCTCGTGATACAAGTGTATTTAACTTTTCTAACCGCAATTGCTTTATCGGCAATTGCAGGTTTCTATTCAATTATTGGTTTGGCACAAATATTTCCTGGTTCTTTTTGGCCTATTGTTCTTATGGGAACTATTCTTGAGATAGCCAAATTAGTCACTATTTCTTGGCTATATAATAATTGGAAAACTGCTGGCACATTACTAAAAACTTATTTTTCAATTGCAATATTTGTACTGATGATGATTACATCAATGGGTATTTTTGGTTATCTTTCAAAAGCTCATTTAGAATCTAATATTGTTTTGGGTGCCAATACAGTACAACTAAGAACATTAGAAACACAAGA